CAGAAGGAAGCGGAGATGACGATGACATTAAAACAAAATACGATGAACTCACAGGGATCACAGAAGTCTCGGAAAACGACCTTAGAACCATCTTGGAAGTCCACGCAGAACTCGACCTTGAGGGGTATGAAAACGAAGGGGGAGATGAAGACGAAACAAGAATCCAACTCCCGTACATCGTTACAATCGACAAAGACACAGATACAGTACTTTCAATACGGCGTAATTACAGTGAAGACGATCCATTAAAAAAACCAAAACAATATTTTGTTCACTACAAATTTCAACCCGGTTTAGGATTTTATGGGTTTGGATTAATACATTTAATTGGTTCTATTGCAAAAAGTTCGACATCAATTCTAAGACAATTAATAGATGCGGGAACTTTAGCAAACTTGCCTGCTGGATTTAAAGCCAGAGGGTTAAGAATAAAAGGTGACGACTCCCCAATATCTCCGGGAGAGTTTAGAGACCTTGATTTACCATCAGGTGCTATAAGAGACAACATCATGCCGTTGCCTTTTAAAGAGCCATCAGCAACATTAGCACAGTTACTTGGCGTTCTTGTTGATGAAGGAAGAAGATTTGCTTCAATCGCTGATTTGCAAATTGGGGAAGGTAATCAGGAAGCTCCTGTAGGTACAACGCTTGCTCTTATAGAGAGAAGCATGAAAGTAATGAGTGCTATTCATGCACGTTTACATGCATCTCTAAAAAGAGAATTAAATTTATTGGCAAATATTATTGGGTCAAGTACAGAACAGTACCCATACGATGAAGAGGGAGATCCAAAAACGGATTTTGATGGCAGGGTAGATGTTATTCCTGTTTCAGATCCTAACGCTACCTCTTTTGCTCAAAGAATTATGCAGTTACAGTCAGCTATGCAGATTGCTGGATCTGCACCGCAGTTGTATGACATGAGAGAGCTACACAAAAGATTTTTAGAGACCGCAGGCGTTAAAGATGTTGAACAGGTTTTGCCAGATAAAACAGAAATACCTGCATACGATCCAATATCAGAAAATGCAAGAATGATGGCTGGAGGGCCTAACAAAGTTTATTCGTATCAGGATCACGATGCACACATATCTGCTCACATGAGCTTGTTACAAGATCCTAGCTTGGGCCAAAACCCAAATGCAAAGATGATACAGCAGGCAATTTCTGCACATATCAGTGAGCATATGGCTCATAAGTATAGAAACGAAGCAGAAAAACTTATGGGTACTCAGTTACCACCACTGGATGTACAGGATGGTAAGGGAACACCTGAAGAGCAAGAACAACAAATTGCAAATCAAGCTGCACAGGCTGCCGCACAAATTACTGGAAAGGCTCAACAACAAGCCGTTCTTGAACAACAGCTTGCAGCGGCACAAGATCCTGTGGTACAACAACAGCAGGCCGAACTACAATTAGAGCAGGCTAAATTGCAACAAGATGCCGCAGAAGCACAGCTTGAAGCACAGACTGATATACAAAAGACAAAAATGAGAAATGATCTTGAAGAAAAAAGATTAAAACAACAAAAAGAAATAGCTGATGATAAGTTAGCTGTTGAGATTATTAAGTCTAAATAATGGATTCAGAACAAATTGCAGAAGAAATGAGAAAGACAATTCGTAGGATTATGAACGAATTGACTGATAACGTTGCTTTAGGCAACGCACAAAGTTTTGACCAGTATCAACGTATGGTAGGGCAAATAGAAGGTCTTGCTATCGCAGAAAGAGAAATTATTTCTTTAATGAATACCACGGATGAAGATGAATAAATCATCCGCAAGGGTTTAGCCACCCCCAACAACAAGGAGAAAGTCATATGACTTCGGTTTATTCAACCGCAGAGGTCGTCATACCAGACAACCCGCCGATACCTACTGGGTATCACATATTGGTAATTTTACCAAAAGTAGAAGAAAAGACAAAAGGTGGAGTTTTACTTCCAACTGATGTAAAAAATCGTGAGGATATAGCTTCAATTGTTGCAAAAGTTATTTCTATTGGCCCTGATGCCTATCCCAATACCGAAAATCGTTTTAGAAATGGTGACTGGTGCAAGGAAGGTGATTGGATCTTATTAAGTAAATACTCTGGACATAGATTTGAGTACGGAGGTTCTGAATTAAGATTAATTAATGATGACAGCGTTTTAGCTGTTGTTTCTGATCCAACCAAAATATCGAGGGCAAGCTCATGAATGAAGTAGAAAAAGAAGACGATCCGTTAGAAATTAATGTTGCAGAAGATAATAAGGAAGAAGCTCCACAAGTAGAAGACGAGACTAATCCAGAAATCTTTGGACAGCAAGCTGAAGTAGAAAAAGAAGCAGAAGACGCTTCTGAAAATGTTGAAACTACAGAAGCAGCAGAAACACCCAAAAAGGGAAAGTTTCAAAAAAGAATTGACGATCTCACAAAAAGGCAGAGAGAGGCTGAAAGGCAACGTGACGAATATTACAAAGTTGCTAATTCTATCTTAGAAGAAAATAAAAAACTAAGAGACCAAGCTCAGTCCTTTACAAAATTTGGGGCATCCGAAATGGAAACCCGAATTGAAAGTGATATCAAGAACGCTGAAACAGCGTACAAATCAGCTTACGAAGAAGGCGATGCAGAAAAAATTGTAGAAGCACAACGCAAAATGATTGATGCTGCAACGCAAAGAGGTAAGCTAGATCAGGTCAAACAAGCATCTGACCCGTCAAATTATGAGAGTAACGTGCCAGACCTCGTTCCACCTCCTAACAGTAGAGCGGTAGAATGGGCAAGCAGAAATCCGTGGTTTAATAACGATATGGTTATGACAAACGCGGCTTATACTGTGCATGATGAACTCATGAAGACTGGAGTCACAGCAGATTCGGAAGACTACTACGCACAACTTGACTTAAGGTTGGCTAAAGAGTTTCCGCATAAACTTTCTGAAGGCAAGACGGCTCAACAGAAAGATAGCAACGTGAGTAATAATCAAACAGTGGTAACCCCTGCGGGTAATCAAGCACCACATAGATCACGCAAAGTACGTCTAACCCCCAGCCAAGTGGCTGTCGCCAATCGTTTAGGAGTTCCTTTAGAGGAATATGCTAAACAATTTGTCGCACTTAATAATTAGGAGATATCTATATGAACTCTAAGCAAAACACTCGTACCCCACGTTCTGTTGAGAAGCGAGAACAGGAAGTACGCAATGAAAAATGGACACCACCAAATCTTTTACCCGATCCACTGCCAAAAGACGGATGGTCTTTTAAGTGGGTTCGCATCAGTACACAAGCTCAGGAAGATCCTATGAACTACTCTAAGAAATTGAGAGAGGGATGGTCACCTGTGCCGATTGAGGATTGCCCAGAAATGGAACATCTAGTATTAGACCCAAATCCTCGGTTTAAAGGTAATGTTGAAGTTGGAGGTTTGCTTCTTTGTCGGATGCCCGAACACATGGCTAAACAGCGAAATGAACACTACACTAATCAAAGTCGTGATTCCATGGAATCTGTTGACAGGTCATTGATGCGGGAATCTAACCCCCGAATGCCTATAAACTCTCCAGAGAGAAATAGTAGGGTGACATTCGGAAAATAAATCTAACTTTAGGGAGAATAATTGATGGCATCTACATCATCACCTCGAGGCTTAAAGCCTATTGGTCTTCTTGGAGGAGCGCCGTTTGCTGGTTCAACATCTACCTTTTTAATTAAAAGTGGGTACAGTACGGCTATCTTCAACGGAGATGTGGTTGGTTTCGGTAACGTTGCAAGTTCTACAGATGACGGGTATCTCGTCAGGGAAACTGCGGCAAGCGAAGTGAACCCACTTGGTGTGTTCTTGGGCTGTTCTTACACAGATCCAAATACAAACCAATTAACTTTTAGACAATACTATCCGGGAAGCATTTCAGCTTCTGATATCAAAGCTGTTGTTGCAACAAATCCGCATACACTTTATGAAGTGCAGGCTGATGGCGCTGTTGCTCAGACTAGCCTAGGTATGACTGCAGACTTAGTGCAGACAAGCGCTGGAAGCACCATCACTGGTAATTCAGGGATACAGCTTGATGCTGACACAGCATCTGTTGGCGGTGAATTGTTTAAGATTGTCAAATTCATTGACAGGGCAGGATCGACTATAGGCGATACCTACACAGATTGTGTAGTTATGATGAGCTTTAACGAGAACGTCTTAACAACTGACGCTATTACTTAAGGGGGTCTAAACTATGGCTATATCTAGAGCGCAGCTCATGAAAGAGCTTCTTCCCGGACTAAATGCTTTATTCGGGATGGAATACAAAAGATACCCAGAGGAGTGGAGATCAGTTTATGCTGTCGAAAACTCTGACAGGTCTTTTGAAGAAGAAACTAAACTCAGTGGCTTTGGAACAGCTCCTGTTAAAGAAGAAGGTGCGGCAGTCAGCTATGACGATGCACAAGAGGCGTACACAGCTAGGTACACTCACGAAACTATGGCGATGGCTTTCTCCATTACTCAGGAAGCCGTGGAAGACAATCTTTATGATAGTCTTTCTGCTCGTTATACTAAAGCTTTAGCAAGAGCATTCCAAAATACTAAGGAAGTAAAAGGTGCAGCACTTTTCAATGAGGGCTTCACTGGACAATCTGGGGGAGATGGACAAAATCTGTTCTCAACAGCTCACCCATTGGTTGGCGGCGGAACAAACGGCAATAGACCGAGTGTTGCGGCCGACCTAAATGAAACTTCGTTAGAAGCTGCAATCATTGCGATTGGTAAGTGGACAGACGAGAGAGGTCTTAAGATCGCTGCTCGCCCAACAAAGCTAATCATTCCTTCTGATTTGCAGTTTGTAGCAGAGCGTTTAATGAACTCAGAGAAGAGATCTGGTACAGCAGATAACGATCTAAATGCTTTTAGATCAATGTCAGCAGTTCCGGGTGGGTACTCAGTTATGCATTACTTAACTGATACTGACGCTTGGTTCATGGGAACAGATATCCCAAATGGTTTTAAACACTTTGTTCGTGTCGGTATGAAAACTGCCATGGAAGGTGATTTTGAAACTGGAAACGTAAGATACAAAGGTAGAGAAAGATATTCTTTTGGATATTCTGATCCGCTTGCGTACTACGGCTCACCGGGAGCTTAACCAATATAAGGGGAGGTCTATCCTCCCCTTAATTTTCTTTAACAGCGAAAGCTGACACTAGCCAAGATAAGGAGATTTATATGGCAAACACTACATTTAAAGGAACACTACGTTCTGAAGGTGGTTATTCATCAATAGCCACAGCAGCAAGCACAGGTGCTGAGACCACACAGATGTCTATTTCAACTGCTGGTTTTGCTTCACTTGATGCAAATACAATGGCTACTGAAGCTGGTACAGGTATTACTGGTGGCACAGGAACTATTTACAGAAGTTCTGTTATTAGAGAGGGTGGCATTATTAAGACAAGTATTCTTGTTGACCTAACAGGTTTAAGATCAACTGGCTCTGGAGACATAATCGGTGTAAACGGAACATCAAATGTATGTCACATAGGACAGATAACAGCCGCAAGAAACGGTACAATCTTAGCGGGTCGTATGACTTGTTTTGAAGCTCCTTCCGGCGGTGATCCTGACATCAACGTACACTCTGCTACAGAGGGTACAGGTGTTGAAGATGGCGCTATTGCAGACTTGACTGAGACACTATTGGTCAATGCAGGTGATGCAACAACAGGTAGCGTTGTAACTTTTACAGGCGTTCCTGCAGCGGATTCTTTTCTGTACTTAACAACTGGTGCAGCTACAGACGCTGATTACACAGCAGGTAAGTTATTAATCGAATTATTTGGCTACGAAGCCTAGTAGGAGGAGTAAATGGCTGATGCAGTAACAAGTCAAACTATAATTGATGGCGACAAGCATGCTGTAATGAAATTTACTAACGTTAGTGATGGCACAGGTGAAAGTGCTGTCACTAAAGTTGACGTTAGTGCATTAGCAACTACTGCTGATGGTCTTACATGCACGGGTGTATCTATAGAAAAAATTTGGTGGCAGTGTACAGGTATGAAAGTAAGCATACTCTTTGATGCTACATCAGATGTTCTGGCAATACAATTAGGCGAAAATCAATCTGGTCATCATGATTATAGTGTATTTGGTGGAATACCAAATAATGCAGGATCTGGA